CAATTTGTACTGTGTATGTACTATTATTAAAAGGTACTATTATTAATTGTTTTGCTCCAGTACCAGTTGTTTCTCCTACTATTGTTGAGCCATCTCTGATAACTCTAATTGTATATGCATCTGTTGTATTTGGAGGTGTTACATTTAAATTTAAAAAAGATATGCTATAAGGAGATTGAGCAGTCAATGCTAAAACACCATTTAAAACATTTGATGTTGATGGCTGACAATTAGTAGTTGGCACACAAACAGTTGTTCCTAATTCTGTTACTTGTGTAAAGTTTTGTAATACTTGTGCTGGTGCATCTACGTGTCCTTTCTTTCTATGTAACCACAAAAACAAATTATCAAATTCGTCATTTGTATCATCATTGAAAAAGTCATCAGAAAAAGTTAATGTTTGACCACCAACAAAAGATTCTGATTGAATAGCATCTATTATTGCTTGTACTTTTATTGCATACTTAAACTGATTCCATTCAACACCATTTTGATTGTGTGTACCAGTTCCGTGATGTGATATATTTCTTATACCTAAATCTGGGTTAGGAGGAAAATTAACGTGGCTTCCACTATCGTAAATTAATCTGTTTGTATGTGTGATTAAAGGTGTTATAATATTACCATTTTCTTTAGCAACTTGCATTGCACTTGTAACATTACTAAAATTATAAATTTGATTATAATCATTTAATTTTTGTAAAGATGATAACTGACTATCAGCAAGAACGTCTTTTAGGTTTATAGTGTTTCCAAAAAAAGTAATATTGTATGTATGAGGTACATTATTCTTTAACTTAACACCATTTAGTTTTATCAATCCCTCTTTAAAAGAAAGATTGTTTAATTCTAATGTTGATTGTTTTTTAATTCTTGCATCATACCCTTCTCCAATACTAAAATCATAATAGTGTTTAAATATTTTATTATTTGTTTTTGATGCTGGTATTGCAAACGTTCTTGTAAATTCAGTAAATATTTTACTGATGTCTTTTACGTTTTGAATAGATTGCGTTAATACAACACTTTCATCTTCAAATAAATCTACTCTTTGACCTTCTATGTATAGTTGTATTTTTTGCATTTATCTTATGTCATTTAAAACATTGTAAGAATTTTCAAACTCAATTGTGTATTCAACTAACTTATCATTTAAGCTAGTCTTATATGTAATATCACTTGTCTTTATATTGATTGGTAATACTTGTTCGTCTGTATTTGTTAAGTTTGTTATCCATACTTTTTCAGATAACATTAATTGTTTAAATACCTCATTGTAAGATTCACTTAAAAAACCACTGCTTAACGTCATTGATTCATTTGCAGTAATATTAAAATCTCTTTTTGTGTGTATGCTAGTATCGTAATTATTAGTATAGGTTAAAGTATTTGCTTTATAACTTTCTCTTTTAGTAGTCATTTGCTCGACTTTCTTTTTAAAGAAATAGATGTCTTGCAATACACCAAACTTGTTTATAAATGTTATTTTCTTTGGCTCGTATTTACATTCCTCAATAGTTTTTACTTTTATAATGTCAAGTGTGCCATCAGTATTCCCAATATGTATAGCATCTACTTTACCAATACTTAAAGTGTCTAGATATTGTGATATACATTTATTATTTTCAAATACACCAAGATAATTACTAGCTACTCTTGACTTAAACGAATCTCGTTCACTCTTTCCATTTATACTAATGTGTGCTACTTGGTCTGTGGTATCTAAAGAATTATCAGTATTAACATAACTACCAACAACTTCTCCATCTCTTAAAAAAGCAATACTAATATCTGTTCCAATATAAACTGGTATTCTGTAAACATTATCATCTAACGCAAATACTTCTTTGTTTGTCATTAAAAGATTTTTACCAGTATAAGAATAGAAACTACCTTCTTCAAAGTAAGTATAACCATCTAATGCTAAATCAATTGATGTTGCTTGTTGTAATTGACCACCATTTGAATCAAAAGATGTCTTTACAATTCGCACCCACTTACAAGTGTGATATTCATCAGCAGCAAAATAAAAACCAAAAAAAGGTACATCTAAATAATCTCTAATGAGTTCAGATATTTCAAAATTTATTCCAATAGCACCTGGTAATATTTGCTTTCTTAAAGAGTATTGAGGTGTGCCAGTATAACCAGTATTTCTATCTCCAGTATATATTTCAATATCCAATGTAGCGTAAGCTATATTTGCTATTGCAGTTCTTACAAAGTAAGGACTTCTTGTATTAATTATTGCCATTTGTTGTAAATTTTAGTAGTTCTTCAACATCTAATTGATATGCTTTTATTATGTCTTTGTCTAAATTAGTAAATGCTTTTTGAAATGGCTTTGTAAAAAACAAACTTGGTTTAATACCATTGTTATAAATACTTCTTGCTATCATAAATTGTAAAGACTTTCTTGATATGAATTTACCATCTTTACCTCTTACACCTTTTAAACCTTTTCTTACAATCCACTTATCCATTTTACTTGGAGGTGGCATTTTGTTTGTATAGCTATAAGGTGTGTTATATTTCTTTTTTATACCACTTACACCCTTGTCTTGGAATACACCATAATCTTCCATTAAGAAACTTAAAGAAAAACTATTTGGACTTACGTTTATATCGTAGTCTAAACTGTTATAAAGTGCTTTAGAGCTATTCTTTTTACCTTTTGTTAAGTTTGCCTTTGATTGTGTTATAACATACTTTGCAAATCTATTCAGCTCTTGTTGTACATTCTTTAACATATATTAATATCGTTATTTACAAGAACATCAAATGTCATTGCCCATCCAGCTAATTCATTTTCAAACCTATCATAAAAAGGCTCTAAATTTGGTGTGCCATCTAACTGATATAAATCTTGGTGTAATGTACCTCCTCTTAATACTTGTGCTAATTTATTAAGTACTGCTAATTGAGTATTTAATATGTCTTGCTCATTATCATTACCTCTAAAAATATCTACTGTTGCTTCTTTCGAAACATCAACAATATCCATAGACAAAACAGATAAACTGAAACGTAATACATTATCTTCGTTATTTACATTATTTACTATTATGTGTGATAAAGGAAACATTGTTTGTTTACTTAAATCAATCTTTGTGATATCTCCAGTTGTTACATTATTAACGTTTACATCTGATAATAATTGATTCTTTATTGTTTCCGTTACTTGATAAAAACCCTTCATTAGAATTTACTTTTTATTTGTTTTGCTTCCAGCTCTGCTTTCTCTTTCATAAATGATAACATTGTAAAGCATTGATGAATATTTAATTTAGTGATATCTTCAAATCTTGTAATATCTCCGTTAGCGAGACCATAAATTGACTGATACCATCCCCATTTGTTTGCGAAATTAGCTGATCTTGATAAGCCTCCATCTCCACTTGATTGCTGGAAGAGAGTATCGTATGCTTCGACAGTTCCATTCCTAAATTGTAAAAAAAAAACAAAGAACCAATTGCTGCATCTAAAGGCATATCTTTCATCTTCTCTGGATTCTCTACATTGTAATCAACTATATTATATTTACCAGATTTCTTTATTTTTATTTTTCTGTATAATACATTCATTGCAATGTGCATATTATTCCAATCACTTGCACTACCATCTAAATCTACATATTCTCCTAAACTCATTTCGTCTAAGTCTGGTATAAATCCATACTGAACACCATTCATTGTAAACTGTTCTACTCTTTTTGGTGTTTGACTTAACAATTCATTAAGTATATCTATAATAGCAATAACACTACTCATCTTTAATTTGTAGCTATCACTTAAAGGTATTCCACAAAATATTTCTATCATTTTAGCATTTAAGAAATTACCTTCTGGATTATCTTCTGCTATCTTTAAGAACTTTTGATATTGTCCTAATGTAACTTCACTTAATGATGTTGGTACGTTTATTTCAATCTTCATATATATATAATACTATTATATTAATGTCTTATAAAAAAGCCTATACATTTTTCATATAGACTTGTAAGTAATAAAAACTGGTTTGGTGTTTTTGGTTTCAATATTCTTATTTGCTTATTTGTTTTATGATGTATAAAGCATTGAATAGTAGAAATCATTTCCTCATTACTCATTATCTTATATTGTATTTACCTTTGTTTGGACTACTTAACTGTGATGTAATTGCATAACGTGCTGCATCAATACAATGATTAAAAGCATCAATTGGTTTATTAATTGTGTTACCTTCTCTATCTTTCATCCAACTATAACTCTGTAATTCTTTAATTAGGTTTTTACTTGTTGAGGTTACATAAATATCATTTTGATTTATTAAGTTGATACCATACACAATTGAATCTTTACCTTTTTTAACTGGCATTACTTTATGTCTATATGTTCTTAATTCTGCAATTGATTTTGGTTCTGCTGAATCTGCATATATTATATCATCTATATTAAGTTGTTTAAGTATGTTTGATATATCTACGTTTAGTAATTTAGTTTGATGTATAACCTCATCTAAAATATAAGTGTTATTATATTTATATAAACCAATTAATGTTGTTGGGTCATTTGTATAACCAAAGTCCATTCCGTAACATAATAACCTTGCTTCTGTTGGTAGTTGTTTAATCTCTTTCCAGTCTGGAATACATACACCATCTAAACTTCCTATTTGTCCAAGACCATATACTTTCCACCAGTTACTCCAATAAGTACTTGTATTTGCTTTATCTCTTGCAGACTCAATATCTTTTACAATAGTTTCTGGTAATGCTTCATTGTCTTTATATGTTAATGTAATAAAGTCTGCATCATCATTTCCTACAACTTCTTTATGTGCCCAAAAGTTTGCAGTTGGATTAAAGTCAATCCATATATCTCCACTTGTTCTAATACTTAATTGTGTGTATGCTTCAAAAGGTACATTGTTTGCTTCATTTATATACAATACACTTCTTCTTGCACCTCTTAATTTATCTGGTTGTTCAACGCTAAAAAATTCTATATAACTACCATTTGTAAATGTGTACTTTAAAGATGATCTGTTCCATTGATTATCTCTAAATCTATTTGTTACCATCATTATTTTTAAGAAATCTTTCATAGCACCTCTACGTAAATGAGGTATAGATTCAGATACTACACTTGTTTCAAGACCTGGTGTTCTTATGCATCTATCGATAAGTATTGGTATAATACCAAATGTCTTACCAGCTGATGTACCACCTTGAATTACTTTTTTACGCTTTTTAAGCGCGTGTAGCTTCTTTATAGCAGTAGTTGTTTGAAACATTAAAGATCAAATAAAGGTTGCTCAGATGTTATAGAAATGTCCTTAGTTTCTTTTGGTTTACCATACATGTAGTTCATGTATAATTGTATTGCTTTAAAATCACCTTCATCAATCATTCCTTTTAATTTTATGATAGCTTCATCTTTGTCAATATGTTTATTAAGCATTTCAACTAATTTCATTTCTTCTGACTTAGATTTTCTACCTGCTCCTTCTCTTTTTCCTCCTCTTTTATTTTCTGACATTTGAAATAATTTGATTATTCATATAATTATATAATAAAAAAAACCTAACATTTTACTGCTAGGCTTTAAATTTATTTATTGATTAGTTTTAT